ATACACTCAAGATCGTATACACATATCATCCGTAATGTTTATCCTGATCCTTCTGTGGTTTTCGATGGCATGCTCGATGTAAAAGAAATACTAGAGTGTGGAAATGATATTGCATTGTATTACGACGATTTAATAGCAAATAATAATTCAGCTACAAATAAGATGGATCACAAAAGATCACTCTGGATGTGTATGCTTTCAGCGAATGCTTTAGAAGGAATACGTTTTTATGTATCCTTCGCCTGCAGTTGGGCATTCGCTGAGCTTAAGAAGATGGAAGGCAACGCTAAAATTATTAAGTTTATTGCAAGAGATGAAAATACTCATCTTGCAGCAACTACAGTTATGATTAAAAACTTAATAAAAGAAGATAAAGATTTCGAAAAGATAGCGAAAAAGAATGAAGAACAAGCTATTAAATTATTTGTAGATGTTATTGAACAAGAAAAAGCATGGGCAAGATACTTATTTAAAGATGGCTCAATGATTGGTTTAAATGAAACAATATTAGAAAATTACGTAGAATGGATAGGATGTAAAAGAATGAGAGCAATAGGTTTACCTTGTCCATACACAGTTCCTCAGATGAATCCACTGCCTTGGACGGAAAAGTGGATATCTGGAGGAAACGTACAAGTCGCTCCACAAGAAACAGAAATAACTTCGTATATAACTGGTGGAGTTAAACAAGACGTTGATGATTCAACATTAAAAGGATTAAGCTTATGAAAGAATTAGGAATGACATTATTAGGATGTTTTGCAATAGGATTATTTTTTGCAATGAAAGTATATCCAAATCTAGAATACTCCGGAGTTGGTGGAGGACATTCTTGTACAGGAGAATGTTATGAGGAATATGTAAGAGTAAATGGAACATCAGTTGATATATTAAAAGCAAAACAAGCTCTTGCTGCAATGGATGAATTTAGTGCAATCAAACCTTTATGGGCAGGTTGCGCAGCATGTCATGGTCAACAAGGCGAAGGTATGGCAGTATTTCCAAAACTAGCAGGTCAATCAGCTGATTATATAGTTGACAGACTTAATACATATAAGAATAGAGGAGAAGTTGGTCCTATGAGTTCTACTATGTGGGGTCAAGCAGGTATGTTATCAAGTGCAGACATGGAAATGTTAGGTAAATATATTGAGACATTATAATGTTTATACCTTGGTTCACAAAACCCGAAACGGAAAAGAAAATATTACAAGCAGCTAATCTTGCACCAAGCGAAGATATGCTGGAAAAAATTGTAGAAGTACACCCTATGAAACAAATAGCAATTATGTCAGTAGTTCAAGTATTAGTATTTGGATTTATGTTGCTTAGTTTCTGGATAATAAATTTATATATAGAAGGATTATAATATGATAATAGAAATTTACGGTAAAGATAATTGCCCGTACTGCGATATGGCAGTAAATATATCACAACAATTCATACAAGAAAGCGAACACAAGTATGAATACTTTAAATTAGACAGAGATTTTACAAGAGAACAGCTCTTTGAAAAATTTCCAGGAGCAAGAACTTTTCCACAAGTCACTATAGATGGTCATGCAATCGGTGGTTATACTGAATTGAAAGAACATATTGAAGGAACACGGTCTGTGGAGTTCTTAACAGAATGATTCTAGAATGCGAATATTGTTATTCACGTATAGTCATTAAACCAGATGAACCTATTAAAATAAATTTTTGTCCTCATTGTGGTGAACCCACAGATGATTCAGACGAATTAGACTTTAATGAATAATTGGATATATCAAGGACTAAAGTTTGAGCCTGATGAACCTTTTACATTCGAAAGATATGGAAAGGATTGGTATGGATTCGTATATTGTATAACTAATCGAGCTACAAACAAAAAATATATAGGCAAGAAATTCTTTTGGAAGCCTAAAACATTACCTATAACTAAGAAAAGAAAAAGACGTCAAAGACTTAAAGTCGAATCTGATTGGCGCACATATTATGGTTCCAATAAACACTTACAAGAAGATGTACTAGAGATGGGAGAAGATTTTTTTTATAGAGAAATAATCTACCTATGTAAAACTAAAGGTGAGTGCGCGTATTATGAAGCAAAAGAACAATTTGACAAAGAAGTTTTATTAAGTGAAAATTACTATAATGGTATAATCAATTGCAGAATTGGTGGGAATGCAGTAAAAAACTTAAAATAAACGTTTACATTTGCTCAAAAGTATGGTATAATATAGGTATATGACTAAAAAATATAAAGATAATGTTATTCAATTTCCAACGAAAAAAGAATTAACGCAAAAAGAAGAATCAGAAATCCTAGACGAATTAAGTAATGAATGTGTAGAATCATCTCATATACTTATGGAAGTAATGGAAGAGTTTATTAATACTGGTCAAGTAACTGAAGGGTTAATGGATTTAAATTTCAGAGATGAAACAGTCCAAGAATCTAGAGATATGTTTGTTATAGTAAATTTATTAAATGCAATGTTTAATCGTTATTATGGTATACCTCATGGTCTACATCAAACACTTGATAATGCTTATATAAAAGTAAAAGAAATGATTCTTATTAATGAAGAAGCAAATCATGATTTGGCTGATTTTGTATTCACACCAGAAGGTAGTGACCAAGAAATTCTCTTTACTCCTGATTTTGATTTAGACCCACCGGAAGAGGACCCAGATGATACTAATTGATTATTCACAAATCGCGCTATCTAATATAATAGTGCAAAAACTAAATGATGAAAGCATGATAAGGCATATGATACTTAACAGTATTCGAATGTATAACAAAAGATATAGAGAAGAATATGGACAACTTGTTATATGTGCTGATGGTATGAATACATGGAGAAAAGAATTCTTTCCTGAATACAAAGCATCTCGTAAAAAGAACAGAGATAGTTCAGGACAAGATTGGTCAGAAATCTTTAGGATTCTACATACAGTAAGAGATGAAATAAATGAATATATGCCATACAAAGTTGTACACTTAGAAGGCGTAGAAGCTGATGATGTTATTGGTACACTTACAATGCAAACACAAGAGTTTGGCCAAGCAGAACCAGTAATGATTATATCATCAGACAAAGACTTTATACAACTACAAAAGTTTAATAATGTAAAACAATTTAGTCCTATACAAAAGAAATTTGTCACTGATAAAAATCCAAGAACTTATTTGTTTAATCATGTAATGAGAGGAGATAGTGGAGATGGTATACCAAATGTTCTTTCAGCTGATGATACATTTATATCAGAAAAAAGCCAAACTCCTTTAAGACAAACAAAGATAGATAATTGGTTAGAAAATGCTGATAATCTAAGAGAACACATGGATGATGAGATATATCGTAACTATCAACGTAATAAAAAGCTTATTGATTTAACTGATATACCAGAAGACATACAAGAAAGTATTATAAATACTTTTAATGGGCAAACAAAAACACCTAACATGAGAGTGTTAAACTATTTAATTAAAAAAAGATGCAATCATTTGATTGAGGTCGTGGAGGAATTTTACAATGGCTAGAAAATTAATATCAGAAGTCCTAGCAGAAGCAGGCAAAATCGTACAGCGTGAAGAACGTATAAAGTTCTTACGACTAAATAAATCACCAGGTCTTACAGACATACTTAGAATTAACTATGACGATAGTATAGTATCAGTATTACCATTAGGAGCTCCGTCTTATAAACAAGATGACGCACCTAAAGGCTATGAGTATACAATATTAAATAAAGCATATACACAATTTAAGTATTTCTTTAAAGGACCAGTAGCAAACGGCATGAAACCTCTTAAGAGAGAAGGATTGTTTTTAAACTTGCTAGAATCACTTAATCCAGAAGAAGCTGAATTGCTTATATCTGCAAAAGATAAAAAAATGAAATCAAAAGGTATAACTAAAAGATTAGTTAATGATGCCTTCCCTGGATTATTAGTAAAATAATCCTTTACATTTACCACGTATTGTGGTATAATATATATTATGAACATTTTTATACTCAACAATGACCCAGTGCTAGCAGCACAAGAGCAATGTGACAAACATGTTGTTAAAATGATTGTTGAATCAGCTCAAATGCTATCAACTGTTCATCGTATGCTTGATGGTACTATGGAACGTAGACCATCTAAGTCAGGTGCAATGCTTCAGTATTGGAAACTTCATGACGGCCGTGAAGATATAGTATACAAAGCATGCCATTTCAATCATCCATCAACTGTATGGACAAGAGAATCAAAAGCTAACTATGATTGGCACTACAAACATTTTATAGGTCTATGTGACGAATATACTTATCGTTATGGTAAAGTACATTCAACAGATACAAAGCTAAGAAACCATCTAGTATATTCACCAAATAATATTCCAATGAAAGGAATGACTCCATTCAAACTTGCAATGGGTTCTAATCCTGAATGTATGTTTGAAGATGCTGTTAAATCTTATCGTGCATTCTATCATACCAAACAAGCAAAGTTTAATATGGCATGGACAAAACGTCCACAGCCAAAATGGTTCAATGCTGTATAAATTTCACGATTATAAATTTGAAAAAATCGCTAATAAGTATTACGATACAATTCGTAGTGCTATGAATAATTTAGGTCATGAAGAATCTAATGAAACAGTTGATATAAATTTTTATAATCATATAGTTAATTCTTCCGCGTGTAACCGGCCGGTGATTATAGTTAAACCCACAGCTCCCACGAGTCGTCACTTTGCCCTAGATACTATGGGATACGCGAATTCGAGTGCACTCTCGTACACAAGGCCAGATATAAACGATGATATAGAACAGATGGATTGGGAAAGTATATTGCAATTAAAAAATACTAAGCCAAACAAATGGGATGATTCAGTATTACTTAAATGGAGAGATGCTAAAGATATAAAAGATGACCATATACTAATTATAGGTCAAACGCCAGATGACGAAACAGTAAATGGATTTGGCTTTGGTGACCATATTAAAAGAATGGATATGATTATAAATAAATTAGAGAATGAAAACCTAGTTATTAAATTACATCCAAGATATAAAAATAAAACACTTGTAAAAAAATGGAAAGATGCTGGTCATCATGTTATAACAGGCTTTGATTGTATACATAGTATATTACCAAAAACAAGAGTAGCAATTGTAGATAACTCAACAGCTGGTATAGAATGTCTTATGCATGAAGTACCAATTATATCTCATGGCTGGCCAGAATATCATTGGGCTACTCAAAAATTACAAAGTTTATCACAATTAAAAGATTTGGTAAATGATTTATCTTGGCATGATCCAGTATATACAAACAACTTTATTAATTGGTACATATATGATTATCTTTGTAGTGATATA